AAAGAACTTATCTCTGGTAACATTGACCCAGCACTGTATTACAAATTCTTGCAATGTCAATATCTCAACTACAAAGTACTTGAGCGGGTTACAGTCATTCCACCAAACCTAAAGGCTATTCACAGAGCACCTCGAATGTTTCAAGATATTCGTCAGCTAGAAGAAGCATACGGTTTTGAGCCAGACGGCAAGTTCCCACCATCAGTAGATAAGTATATTGCTCACGTTGAAGCCTTGGCTGAAGCTGATGATAACGAAGCTCTATTAGCACATATGTATGTTCGTCACTTTGGTGAACTTCATGGCGGCCAAATCATTAAAAAGAAAACACCTGGCAATGGTCTAATGTATGAATTTGAAGGAGACACTAAAGTTCTCATTGAAGAGTTTAGAACACTTCTTTCAGATGATATGGCAGATGAAGCTAAAGTATGCTTTGATTTTGCATCAATGTTGTTTGATGAATTATCTAAACAAATGACAGAATAGGTTGACACCCACTAAGTTTTAGTATATAATTACTATAAGAAATGACAAAATGGAGATAAACATGCAAGAACCCGTAATTGAACTTATTGTTGAAGATGTCGAAACTGTTGATATCGAAATTAATAAAGATATGACAAAATCAGAAAGAATGGGTAGAAGTGAAGCGGCTCGTGCTAAGCGGGCGCAGATCAAGCAAGTCATTGAAACTAAAGTTACTCATGCTTGGGCTAAGGCTCGTAAAGCAAGGAAAGCTAAAAAAGCTAAATGATTAACTCTTTAGTAGTCGAATAAGATCCTCTTAACGGGGATCTTTATATAAAAATTTTAGCTAATGAATAGAGGAACAATTGATGGATCTTTGGGACAGACTTGATAAGTACGCCGAGTACATCAATGATCAGTTTAATAAGCATTTCGATCTTTATGATAATGAAAAATATACAGAAGATCTTCACTTTGAAGGTTGGAATGATACTTTTTGGAACTCACGTGAGATATATAAGTGCCATTTAAAAACGATTAAACCAGCAGATGGTAAAGGTCTATGGCTAATGCACGTAAACATATTTCCGCGTATTGGTTATGAACTTCCGATTCTTGGCTTTGATATCGTAGCTGGACCAAAGAAAATCACTGGCTCGTTTATGGACTATTCACCGCTAGGCGGATTTGATCATCCTTATAACGAATATATGGCTGAAGCAACAAAAGATCTTGAGTGGAATAAGCCTAGAGAACTTCCGCCTTGGGCTAAAGAAATTTTCTCTGAAAATATGATAGCAGTTGGTAATATTAATACTGAAGAAGAACTAGATCAATTCATTAGTGCAACAACTAATCTGTTAAATTACTATCTAACAAACATAAAAAGAGATTCTTTTGTTGCAAATCGTAATACATTACCGCAATTAAACAAATATTGTTCTAATCAGAAACTTAATCCGCATCTACATCGTTCTATTCTTGGAATGGGAATATCAGAAGAAGATAAAGAACGATATGTTAATGATGTGTTATTTGAGGAAAGATAAATGAAAATTACTCCAGTTGCTCCAATACCAAATTTAAATCGTCAATTGCCAAAAAAAGAGTTGACAATCAGTGGTTGTTGTGATAGAGTAGATATAACACGTGGTACTAAACAACTAATGTTTGGTATTCATTGGTTTGATGTAACGGTTTGCTATTGCATATATTGCGGAAGTGTAAAAGCGTCATCTAACATACAGGAGAGAAAAAATGTCAAATAACACTATACTAGCTGAAAAAGCTGGTCAATCACTTAAAGCAGAGTTCTTTGCTACCGAATCTACAGCTGGTATTCGGTGCTTTATCAATGGTGAATTTGTTAAAGAAGAAGTTTATGAAAACAAAAACATGCAGTTTGCGCAGTCAGCTGCACAGAACTGGATAGCCGGGATTACACCATTAAATGGATAGCACCACTATGATAGCACCAAGAACACCAGAAAAAGTACATCATGATATACAAGAAATGCTAGCTTCTGGCGTAAACTACATTGATGCTTTAGTAGAATACGCCGAAATTAATGGTCTAGAAATTGAGACTGTTGCAGAAATTGTAAAGAAATCTTCTATTTTAAAAGAAAAAGTACGAAGTGACGCGATTGAATTGAGAATGGTGAATAAAGATGATAAAGACATCACAGAGTTATGCTAATGAAGAATCCTTTCAGTGGTATGTAAAGTACCTTGCAATGAAAAAGCATTTTACTACTGATGGTTACGACTATCACCGTTATCACGGAAAGATAAGAGCTTCGTTCGATAAATTTAGAACTCGCAATGACGCTTATTTCTTTGAAAAGCTTTCTCGCAAAGATAATCCAGAACAGCTTATGCTTGCTAATATGGTAGTTAAACCAAATGCTTGGATTCGTGAGATTATCGAACAAGAAGGTGAAGATCGTTATATTGAATGGCAGCGCAAGATGGATTCTTTATCTCGTACATTCAAAAGCGATCTAAGCTCTCTTGACGATAACTTTCAAGCTAACTTTACTGCAGTGAATGGACAGCATCCATTAATTATGACTATGTATATGCAGAGAAAAGTTAGTCTTGAAACAATTACTATACTTTCGCACATTGCAAATATTTTTCCCTATTGGGACAAAGAAGTAGTTGACAAAATCGTAGCTTATGATATAATAAGGCTAATGAAGAAATATAAACCCTTTCTACAGATTGACGAAAAAAAGCTTAAGGATATTGTCCGAGATCGTTTTTTCTAATAAATAGATGGTGGAGTAATCCACAACACACATCGCAAATATAACCAATGCTATATACAGCAAATACAAGGAATATCAAATATGTCATTTGACGCACTCAAAAAGAACCGTTCTAGTTCACTTAACAAATTGAACTCTCAGCTCGAAAAAATCTCAACTAAGAGCTACTCAGATCCTAACGAAGGTAAAATGTGGAAGCCAACCCGCGATAAAGCTGGTAACGGTTTCGCGATTATCCGTTTCTTACCTGCCGCGGCCGGTGAAGAAATGCCATTCGTACGCATCTGGGATCACGGTTTCCAAGGCCCAACAGGTCTATGGTACATCGAAAACTCCCTTACTACTATCAACCAAGATGATCCAGTTTCCGAATTCAACGGTAAATTGTGGAATTCTGGTGTTGACGATGATAAAGCTCTTGCTCGTAAGCAAAAGCGTCGTCTGAAATACATCGCTAACATTCTTGTTGTTAAAGATCCAGCTAACTCAGATAATGATGGCAAAGTCTTTATGTATCAGTTCGGTAAGAAAATCTTCGATAAGTTGAACGATCTTATGAACCCACAGTTTGAAGATGAAACACCGGTTAACCCTTTTGATCTTTGGGAAGGTGCTAACTTCCGCCTTAAGATCCGTAAGTTTGAAGGTTATCCTAACTACGACAAATCAGAATTCGACAGTCCTTCACCGGTCTCTGAAGATGATGCAGAACTAGAGCGTATCTACAACGCAGAACACTCACTGCAAGAACTGGTTGATCCTAAGAACTTTAAGTCTTATAACGAATTGAAAACTAAATTGTTCCGTGTACTTGCGCTTGACGAAGAAGCTTCAATTCCTGCAAAAGCAGAAGATGACGAGTTTGACTTAAGCAGTATGGGTAACTCTTCTAGTGCAGCTCCTACGCCAACTCTTAAAGAAGCAGCTCCAGAGCCTTCAAGCAATATGTCTATGGATGACGACGATGACGACCTGTCGATCTTCAAGGAACTAGCGAATGGTTAATAAAACTTCTTATGAAGAGGTTTTAGATTTTGACTTCGGCTTCAGCTTCATTGATGAAGAGCTTCAAGAAAAAGAAGCTGCGGCCGAAGATGCTATTCATAATATCAGCATCGAAAAGCAGTCTTTGGCAGACGAACTAACTGATGCCAAAGTTGCTGCTGATGATCTTGAATACAGACTAGAACTTCTGTATAAATCTATTTCGCCGTTCTTGGATAATCTTTGTAAAAACTCAGACAAGTCAACAATTTATTGGCCAGACCGTGTAGCAAAGATTCAGGCTTATAAAGCTAAACTGCTTTCAATCGTAGAAGGAAATTAAATTATGAGTCTACTAGATAAACTCGTTAAGAACAGCACTATTAAGATGTCGGCTCCTTTATTGGAATCGAAAGTTTACGGCAAGAAAGATATGGCACCAACTAATGTGCCAATGATTAACGTTGCACTATCAGGTCGAATTGATGGCGGCGTCTCTCCAGGACTCTTAGTCTTGGCAGGTCCTTCTAAGCACTTTAAGTCAGCATTCGCTTTGTTGATGGCAGGTGCTTATATGCAGCGTAATAAAGATGCAGTACTTTTGTTTTATGATGCGGAATTTGGTACACCACAAGCTTACTTTGAATCATTTGGTATTGACATGACGCGTGTTGTACACACTCCAATTACCAATGTTGAAGAGCTTAAGTTTGATATTGCACATCAACTTGACCAAATTACTAAAGGTGAAAAAGTCATTATTGTTATTGACTCTATTGGCAACCTTGCTTCTAAGAAAGAAGTTGCTGATGCACTCGACGGTAAATCGGTAGCAGATATGTCACGGGCTAAAGCTCTTAAATCTCTCTTCCGTATTGTAACACCACACCTCAACCTTAAAGATATTCCATTGATTGCTGTGAACCACACGTATCAAGAGATTGGATTGTTTCCTAAGGCTGTTGTTTCTGGTGGCACAGGAATTTATTATTCAGCCGATGCAATTTGGATTATTGGTCGTCAGCAAGATAAAGTTGGCACTGAAATTCAAGGCTATCACTTCATTATTAACATTGAGAAATCTCGACATGTTAAAGAGAAGTCTAAGATTCCAGTCTCGGTATCTTGGGAAGGTGGTATTGTTAAGTGGTCTGGTCTAATGGAGATTGCTGAGAAAGGTGGTTATCTGAATAAGCCGAAGGTTGGTTGGTATGAAGCAATTAATCCAGCAACTGGTGAAGTTATTTCAGAAAAACTAATGCGAGCTAAAGAAGTCAATGATAATAAAGATTTTTGGCTCATGATGTTTGAGAAAACAGACTTCAGTACATTCATTAAGAACAACTTTACAATTGGTGCCTCTGGTTCCATTATGCGTGAAGATGATGATGAAAGTAAGCGCGTAACTGCTGTACTTGATGACTTGGATGACGAAGACGAAAATTAATAGTTGACATTCTATATGATGTATATTATTATAGTAAATAATACTTGAATGTGCTGGCGGCTGATTATATTGGTCGCCAGTACTCAACTAATAATCGGAATATTCAATGATTGAAAACACTGTTATAGCAAATCTTATATTTAACGAAGAATATTATCGTAAAGTTTATCCTTATATTAAAGGTGAATACTTTGATGATAGTAATCTTACAAAGATCTTTGATACATATTCAACTTATGTTGAAGAATACAAAGCGCCACCTTCAATTGAAGCTCTTAAAATCTC